ATCCCACAAGGCTAAACCCTCTTGAGGTGACCAGTCATGTAGGGCCATACCCACCTTAACCCAGTCCTCATATCCTATTGATGGGTCAATAGCTTCAAGCATTAGATGTATATCTTTAATATTAACGTTGGACCCGCTGCCTGATATTAAACCAGTGAAATCACCGTAAGAGGCATTCCTAGTATTTGGGCGCAACGTATCCTTAGCTATTAACTCCAGGAGTGCGGTGGGGGCCGTATCTATACGTAACTGCCCTGATAGATCGTCATCTATCGTATACTTACCTTCAGGAGTGGTTGAACCTGCAATAACACATTGTGACCCCTTTGTCAGAAAATCAATACCCGGATATTCCTTGATTGTTTTATTCCATCCTCTCCCTAGATGGCGCGAGGGTATACTTAAATAGACGTGGAAACCTCCAGATGGGGTATGTACGGTGGGGTTAAGTTCAAGCGATGGGTTATATTGCTGCAGATGCTCAAGTAATTGGAAATATGACTTAGCGCCTCCATTGCGTGGGTCAACGTCAATCACCAGATCGTCAACCCCTAATACCCATCCAAAGTTACCATCGTGTCTATTTAATACATCTAAATTAAGACAAAGTGATGTCCAATTGCTTTTAATTGGCACTTTACCCTTCAAAGGAGTGAGATTTTTTCTAAGTGAAAGGTATTGTTGTGCATGAATATGCATAATTTTTTCTCCGATTTTTATAGTTAAGTGGTTTGAATACTCTAAAAATACCATGTGATTTGTGTTTTAGTCAACTAAAAAAGTAGATTTCTAATTGAATAATGACGTTGTTGTAGTAAAATAGTTATAGTAAATGTTCAAAAAAGCGTAAAAACTTTAACAAAATTATACTAAGAGTTACTATAACGGCTTTTTACGTACGTTTCTTAACTTTTTTATCGGTAGTTTGTTAAGTTATTATACTTATATATTAATAACATAATATGAATATAGATAATAGATAATGTAGTATATTATAATATCTATTTAGTATGCTACTGCTTATAACTCTAACTTTTTACACCAGAATAATAATTTAGTGAGAAAATGAGAAAAAAAAAAATGTATAAGGGTAGTATAGAATTGTAGTCGTAGTTAGTACTTTTGATGTTACTTCTATCTTTACTACTACTTTTTACTATAACGACCTGTTTTCAGGTTAAGAATTAAAAATATATAATATAGGTTTTTATGTTTCAGGGCTTGACTCCCCTTTAGCAACCATGGTAAACTTGAGGTGATCGGATTGATGTGTTTGTGAATTGGCCATTTGCTTTCACATCGTCCAACAATCAAATCCCGGTGGTTAGGTCATGGGAAAACTTGTAAAGCGATCTGATGGACGTTTTTACCTCGAGCAAATAGAAGATTCTGGAAGGGATACCCCTATTGAGTTCTTGCTTAAAACTATGTGGAATGAGGACGTTAGCGTTGCTCAACGCATAAATGCAGCGGTTAGGTTATTGCCGTACATGTATCAAAAGCAACCTACTGCGATAGAGTATTCAGGGGAAGTCGAGTACGTTCCTCCTTTTGTACCAACTAGGTCATATATGAGAAATAGCGATGATGATTTCTCAGACCTTTGATGCAAAGTTTTCAGAGGATGTAGCTAGAGGTTTAACTAGACCTCAGAAAGAAATATTTTACTGCGATAAACGCTTTAGGGTTGTTGTCGCAGGTCGTCGCTTTGGAAAGACTGTGCTAGGCGTCAATGAGTGCCTTTATGCTGCACGTTCAGGTCTGAATCAAATTATCTGGTATATAGCTCCCACTTATCGACTAGCTAAAGAACTAGTATGGGATGATCTAAAAAACGCTCTTCCGGCTGATATGATCGCTTCTAAGAATGAAAGCGAGCTTTCTATCGTGTTAAAGGGTTATAACTCTAAGATTACATTAAAAGGTGCTGATAATCCTGATTCGCTACGTGGTAGTGGTCTTAACTTTGTTGTGTTTGATGAAGCAGCAGATATATCACAGAAAACTTGGTCAGAAGTCATCTACCCTGCTTTAACAGATAAGCAAGGTAATGCGTTATTTATCGGAACGCCTAAAGGTTATAACTGGTTCTACGACCTTTATTCCGACGCTAAACATACAGACAACTGGAAAGCATTCAGCTTTACGACTGCCCAAGGCGGCAATGTGCCAGAAGAGGAATTAGAAGCTGCAAAACTTAAGATGTCTGATAAACAATTTAAGCAAGAATTCCTTGCTTCATTTGAGACATTAGCTAACCGAGTTTACTTATCGTTCGATAGAGAGTATAATGTAGACAGTGATGTAGAAGATTTAGGTACTGAAATATATATAGGAATGGATTTCAACGTTGCCCCGATGACAGCAACGCTATCTAGTAAATGTGGTGACCAGTTGCATACATTTGACGAGATATCGTTGATGAATTCGAATACGGAAGAAATGGCAATGGAAATAAAGAACAGGTATCCAGATAGGAAGATTATTGTCTATCCGGATCCAGCAGGTAAAGCGAGAAAGACATCAGCAACGGTGGGTAGGACTGACTTTTCAATCTTACGTGAATTTGGATTTGATGTTGTAGCCCCGTCTAAAGCACCGCCTGTTGTGGATAGAATAAATGAAGTAAACGCATTGATGTGTAATTATAAGCAACAAAGAAGAGCTTTTATACATCCTAGATGTGTGGAATTGATAAAAGGGTTTGAAGGTTTGACATATAAAGACGGTACGTCACAACCGGATAAAAGTTTAGGATTGGACCATCTGCCGGATGGTTATGGGTATAAGGTACACATGTTGTTTCCAATTTCTTCTAGTAGTTCTAAGAAAGTTAAGATATTGGGGTTATAATGCCAGTTGATACAAAGAATAAGCAGTATGTTGATAACCAGAAGATATGGAAGAAGTGCCGTGACGCCGTAGAAGGGCAAGAGGCTATCCATAAAGGTTCAGTTGAGTACTTACCTAAGCTTAGTGGGCAATCTACTACTGAGTACGTCTCTTATCGCGATAGAGCGCTATTTTATAATGCTTCACAGCGTACAGTTGATGCTATGAGCGGTTTATTGTTTAGAAAGTCTGCTAATGTTGTTATACCAACACCACTGGAACCTTGGTTAGATAACATTGATATGCAAGGTAATTCTCTGCAGACATTCACCGAGAACCTTGCAGATGAAGTGTTAGTTGTTGGTCGTGTAGGTGTTTTAGTTGAACATTCCGTTAAGACTGAGGATGTGAGGACAATTGCAGATGCTGAAAGAAACGGTTTAAGGCCGTTTTTAACGTCATATAGAGCAGAAGATATCATCAACTGGAATCAGACTACATTAAATGGTGTAAAGGTTCTGAATCTTGTTGTATTGCGAGAATATCACTCAGTACAAGGTGAAGATGAATTTACATGGCAAACAGTAGAAAAGTACCGCGTCCTTGATCTAGTTGAAGGTGTTTATAGGCAAAGGGTGTTTGTAAAAGACCGGAATGCTAACTTCACCTTAGAGAGTGAGATCGTACCGAGAGTACGCGGAAATGCTTTTAATTACATACCTTTTATCATTATTTCAGGAAAAGATGCTGATTTTTCTGTAATTAAGCCACCAATTTTAGATTTAGTTAACGTTAATCTGTCACACTATAAGACAATGGCAGATTTAGAGCATGGCGCTCACTTCACTGGATTGCCTACCCCTATCATAACTGGGCACAATCTGAGTGATGATGAGACATTTAGTATTGGCTCTACAACTGCTTGGGTTCTTCCTAATGAAGAAACGGACGTAAAGTACTTAGAATTTACAGGCCAAGGGTTAGGTGCTTTAGAAAGTAGACTTGTTAGCAAAGAGCGACAAATGGCAACCTTAGGTGCAAGGCTCCTAGTTGAAGAGAAAGCTGCGGTTGAAGCTGCGGAGACTCACAATATTAAACGACAAGGGGAAAATTCCGCATTGAGTTCTGTTGCTGAGAGTATTTCTAGCGGTATGACCGATGCCTTATCTATCCTTGTTGAATGGTCAGGAGTTAGCTCAAATGACGTTGAATATAGCATAAATAAAGATTTTGTACCGGGTACGATGGATGCGTCTACGATGGTAGCGTTATTACAGATATGGCAATCAGGAGGTATGTCATTCGCTGAGTTTATACGGAATCTTCAACAAGGTGAAATTGTGAATGCTGAAAAATCAGTTGAAGATATAAGACAAGAGATAGAGACGGACGGGCCTGTAGGCTTAGCGATAGGAGACATTGAAAATGAATAATGACAATAATAAGACATCCAAAGGATTGGACTCCAAACGGATTATTAAAGGAGTTATTGAGAGAAGACGGTGATATTGAGTCTTTAGTGGTTGTAGCAAAGTATAAAGATGGTAGCTACGGAAGAGTTTGGAGTAAACAAGGTATGAAAGAATTGGTCTTCAAGAAAGAGCTCCTAGATCAATCAGTTAGGCAGATGATGGACAATGGTCAACAAGAATGAAGAAATTTTTGACAAGACTCTTGAGCAGCAACTCAATACCTTACGTGTTGATGGAGGGCTCAGACGGAGAGTTTTACGTGATTTACGAAGACTCGAATCTGAAATTGCTGCTAAGATTGCTGAAATTGCTCCCGAAGATGCTTCAAGGTTCAAGGCTACGAGGCTTAGGGATTTGCTCAGAGAAGTACGATCACTTATTGATGCTGACTTTAGGAAAATCGAAGAAGAACTACGCGAACAGCTTATCCAACTGGCAAGTTTGGAAGCCTCAAGGCAAACACAAATATTGTCAGACGCTTTCGCAGTCGCTATTTCTGCAACAGCCATTTCGACAGCGAAACTCAACACCATCTATAGAGATGCCCTCATTGAGGGAGCCCCATCCGCAGAATGGTGGAAAAGACAATCAGAACAATTAAAAAGAAGTTTTGAAGATCAGATGAGACAGGGTATAATATTAGGAGATACAAACGATCAATTAGTTAGAAGGGTACGTGGTACGCAAGTATTTGGTTTTACAAACGGTATTATGAACACTTCACGTAGGAATGTAGAAGCTTTAGTTGTTACAAGTGTGCAGTCTGTAGCGAATAGAGCTAGGTTTGAAGCTATGGAGTTCTTTGCTGCTTCTGGTAGGGTTTATATACAAAATTCTATATTGGATAGTAAAACGAGTACTATATGTATAAATAGGGCTAGAAAGAAATGGGATAGTGTAACGAAAGAACCTATAGGGCATAGTTTTCCCTTTGCTATTCCACCATTACACTGGCGATGTCGTTCAGGTATTTATTTATTAGATGCGTCAGAGCTACCTAGGTCATTTGACCAACCGATCACTGACTTCTTAGAAAGAAAAGGTACGACTTTTCAAGATGAGGTGTTAGGGAAAGGAAAGGCAGAACTTTGGAGAGATGGCAAAATAAAATTAACTCAATTGCTAGATCAACAAGGAAACCCGTTGACGCTTCAAGAGCTGAAACGTAAATATGATAATTAACTCAAGGAGTAATCCCATGGATTTAGAAGAAATAAAGAAGTTTTTGCAAACAAGTGATGAAGGTAAGGCGTATATTGAATCTTTAATCACAGAACAAACAGAAGGTTTAAAGAATAAGAATCAAGAACTTCTAGGAAAGAATAAGAAGTTCAAGGAAGAAAGAGATAGTGCTTTATCTAAGATTACTGACTTAGAAGAGCAGAACGAAGAATTAGAAGCTGCTAAGGTGCAAAAGACAAGTGATGTAGAAGCTGCCCTTGAGAAACAAGCTAAGAAGCACCAAAAGCAGGTAGAGGAATTAACAGGTAGGCTAACTGGGTCTGAAACGCAGATTAAGAAGTTGCTTGTTGATAACGGTTTAAATGATGCTTTGATTAAGGCTGATGTTGCTAAGGAGCATATCCCTGCAGTCACTGCATTACTTAAAACGACTAATAATATAGAGATATCGTCCGATGATGACACGCCTGTTGCCATGATCGGAGATAAATCTTTAGCAGAATACGTTGCTGAATGGTCACAAGGTGACATGGGTAAACTTTATGTATCTGCTCAAGATAACTCTGGTGGTGGGGCTCAGGGCTCCAATGGCAATGCTAGTGCTGCTGACATTGCGAATTTAAGCCCGATGGCTAAGCTTCAAATGGCTAGGTCTCAGGGTAATTTTTAACTTAAGAAAAGGAGACATATAATGTCTGTTACTTTAGTCGAAGCAGCTAAGCTGGCACAAGGTCGTAATGAAACGGGCTTGGCTGCTATCGTTGAGATGTATGCACAAAGCTCTGATATTCTTCAAACCTTACCGTTTACAAACATCCAAGGTAATGCTTTGAAATATAATCGTGAGGAAACTCTTCCGGGCGTTGGCTTCCGTGGTGTAAATGGTTCTTACACAGAATCAACTGGTATTGTTAACCCTGTGACTGAAACCCTTGTTATCGCCGGCGGTGATCTTGATGTTGATAAATTCTTGGTTGACACAATGGGGGAGGGACAACGCGAAACACATGAAGGTATGAAGGTCAAAGCTTTAGCTGGACGCTGGACAAAAGAGTTCTTGAAAGGTGATAATGAGACGGACCCTACTGTTTTCTCTGGTCTACAGTCACGTATTCAGGGAGATCAATTGATCTCAGCTGGTGCCACCAATGGTGGTGAGCCTCTAAGCCTTGCTAAACTTGATGAGCTTATTGATGCTGTTGATAATCCTACAGGCTTGATTATGAACAAGACTATGCGTCGTCGCCTAACAGCTGCTGCGCGTAATACTTCTGTTGGTGGTTTCATTAGCTTTGATGTTGATGCTTTCGGTCGTCAGATTGCAAGATATAATGATCTTCCTATTTTGATTGCAGATAAGGATAACGAGTACAATGATATTCTACCATTCACAGAAGTTTCTGCCGGCGCAACCCCTACGGCAACATCTATTTACTGTGTAAGTATGGGCCCTGATGGCGTTTCTGGTCTACAGAATGGTGGCATCAATGCTCGTGATCTAGGTGAACTAGAAGATAAGCCTGCGTTCCGTACTCGTGTAGAATGGTACTCAGGTCTTGCCGTGTTTAAAGGTCGTGCTGCTGCACGTCTACAGCATATCGCAGATGCTGCGGTCGTTGTTTAATTTTGATCTATAAGGAGACTTATTATGTCTATCGATACAGAACGTCCGCTGTCTAATGCAGTACTTAAGGATGTAAATTTAGAGCTTAAAGATGCTGGTCTTGTTGCAGCCTCTGCTGCAGCTCAGGTATCAGCATCCGACCAGATTCTAGACCTCGGTCTAGGTAGGGTTAATGCTGAGGTTGTTCTAGATGTTACAGCAGTTGAGGTTGCATCTGGTGATGAGGTTTACACTGTTATCTGTGAATTTTCTAACTCAGCCACTTTTGCTTCAGGTATTGTTGCAGGTGCAAGCATTCAATTGGGTGATGAAGCTGCAATGATCGGTGGTACTGATACAGATAATGGCGTTGGACGCTACAAGCTAGGATTTAGCAACGTAGTGAACGATACACAT